AAGCCTTTATTATTTGAGATTTCTCAATGCTCAAAATATCCATCACAATCAATAGCTTGGAAAAACAAATTTGGCACATGGGATTATCACTATTTCAATAACAATTCAGATGAGAGCATCTCGATGACTAGGTCAATCGAATACGAACGGAATGCAGGTTCATGGAATGCAGCAACATTCTCAATAGATAGCTTTGAAAGAGGTAAGGTGCAGAGCGTTAATGGAACAAAGCAGATAACAGTTAACACAGGCTACTTAGATGAAGCGTACAACGATTACTTTAAAGGAATGATGCAGTCAAACGATATACAATTAATTGCTCCTGTTGAGGTTGGCGATGATGGTGTATTGCAAGAACCTGTGCCTTTGATTTTAATCGATAGTCAATTCCAATACAAGACCACAGTTAAAGATAAGCTCATTCAATACTCGTTTACTTTTCAATACGCACATAACTTAAAAAGAATGATATAATGGTTCAGTTAGTTGTAAAAGAGCAAGGAGGAACTGATTTACATTATTTAGATGTAAGCGATGTATCTATCAAAGGTAATTACTCAGCTAAAGAGATACAAGATCTGGCATCGCAAAAGTCTGATTTTACTCAAGCGTTTACATTGCCATTTACACAAGTGAACAATGATTTTTTTAGTCATTTTTATGATGTTGTTTCAGTTAATGGTTCTTTTAATAGTTCTATAAAATGCGAGGCAGATATTTATGTGGATTCAAATATTGTCTTTAGTGGTTATTTACAACTGCTAAATGTAAACAATTCAACAAAGTATTATGAAGCTCTAGTTTTTGGTGTAATATCAAACATTGCAACTTCATTAGATGAGAAGCAGCTTAATGAATTAGACTTGTCTGAGTTTAGCCATGTGCTTACTGCTGCAAATGTTAAGGATTCATGGAGTGGAGACACAACTTACACAACATCAGTAGGGCAGACAGGAGAGGAAATACTATATCCGATTGCTGATTATGGTTATGACTATGATAATGCATCTTTAAACGCACCATTAGCAGCATTATATCCTGCAAGACTAAAGCCTGCAATTAAATTAAAGGTATTATTTGAAAAGGTGTTATCTTCAATAGGTTATACAATAAGCTCTACATTCTTTGCAACTGATTTCTTTGCAAAGCAATACATGACTTTAGCTAATTCTGTGCAAGTGGTTGCTTCAACTTTTCAAGATAGTTTTAGAGCAGGTATTTCACAAGAACAAGATTTAGACGATGCAGTTACTGCGACGATTTCATTTGATACTGATTCTGGAGGTAACTTTTTTGATGGGCATGGTAATTATGATGCAGGAGCATCAACACCACACTACAACGTACCTTTAACAGGTAACCATCAATTTAAAATAAAACTATCCTATACTTTTGCATCAAATACACAAACAATTACAAAGCTATTTGTTAAAAAATTAAATGATGCTTCATTTTCTTCTGAGGTGTTTGGGCAATGGAATGGAACAGATTACTCTCCTTTTACAACTGTTGTAGGAACCCAACAATTAGAGATTGTAACAAATGATATAACTTTACAAGGTGGCGATGAGATTTATTTGCAAATAGTAATGAACTCAGTAAGTCAGACATTAACAATAAACTCAACAGGTTCATCTTTTGAATTATATGCTGCACCTGTTTCGCAAGAGGGTTCTACTATTGATTTATCAGCTAACAATAATATTTTACCAACTGAAAAGCAAGTTGATTTTATTAGTGCAATATGCTCTAGGTACAATTTAATAATTGAGCTTGACAAAGAAATTCCTAGACAATTAAATATTGAACCTGCACAAGATTATTTTGATGCAGGAACAAGTAAGGATTGGAGTAACAAAATAGATTTAAACAAAGATGTTAAGCTAAAGCCAACAAATGAGTTCAGAAAAGAACGCATTAACATGTTTGATTTAGAAGATGAGGACAGACTTAACTATTATTGGCAAGATACATTTGATGAGGTTTACAATAGTTATACTGCTGATTTTAATGGCGATTTTGGAAAGGATGATTTAGAGATTAAAACAATATTTTCTTCATGGAATACCAAAAGACCACAAGGTCATAACATGCTCATTGCAATGCCTTACAAATGGGATAATGGAGAACCTACTTTTGTAGAGATTAAACCTAGACTGTTTGCTTATAGTGGTTTAAAGTCTTGCCAACCATACAGATATTGGAGTCAAGCAACAGGTGGATATACAACAGAAACATCTTACCCTTTTTGCAATCATTATTTAATGAGTGGCGATAGTGTTATTTCTACTGATTCAGATATAAGATTTAAAACTAAAGGTGTATTTGATTCACAATTTTATGTTAACCAACCAACTGTAAACGATACATACGCAAAGTGTTGGAGAAAGTATTTAAACAATATATATAGTGAGGAAGCAAGAATACTGACTGCAAACTTTTATCTTACTCCAGAAGACATTGCTCAGTTTAAGTACAACGATAAAATTTTTGTTCAAAACTCGTATTATAGAATTAACAAAATTACATCTTATGCTTTAGGTAAAAACCAAAGTACAAAGGTAGAGCTGATAAAATCTATTGAGGGAGTATTTAATGATTCAATGCTTGTTTTTGATTGTGATTTAGAATTATTATCAACAAACTTAAACGGAACTACAACTTGGGTAAATTCATCAGGTGCATCAACTACTCCAACACAATCATGTTGCGAGGCTAACAACTTTAGCTTTATAGACAATGTTTGTTATTGGAATACAACTGTCTTGCCACACGAACCTGTACCATCTCCGATTGTATTCAATCAAAATAAGAATGTAAATACTACAGGTGGCGAAGTTATAGTCGGACAAACTGCATCAAGCGTTGTAGTAAACGAATCAACACAGATATACCTAGAGGGTACAGTTAGGAGAATAGGCGAGGAGGCAAAGACAAACAATGTTTTAAGTTACGATGTAACAAACGAAAATACTGAATGGGTAACACGCACAGAGTTCCCTAGCACAGTTCCAATAAGAGGGCAGAACATAGGCACAATTTACGATACTGAGATGTATCTTACTGCAAGAGATTTCTTAGCAGAAGATTCTAATTCTGGTGCAAGTGGTATAATGCATGATAACGGAGGGCATATAAAACCATCTAGTGCAAGCTCAAACTTATATGCATCTTTTCAACTTCCATTAGGTTATAGAGCTAATTCAGTTGTTGTATATGGTAATGACACATCGTCAAACTTTAATGTTTATACATCAGATGTTGATATTGATACAAGTACAGAAGTAGGAACTACAACTGCAATAAATTCAACTGTAAGTTTAAGCGGTCAATATGCAAGCAAGGGTACATATTGGACGATAAAATGTAGCAGCTTAAACGCAACTAAGCATATAAACGGAGCAAAAATAATCTTAGAAAGAGTAACGGCAGCACCATGATAAACGAAGTTATAAGGTTGGTTACATCTAACCAAATCAAAGAAACGGAAGAGAACAAAGTATTGTTTGGAGCTTTTAAATATCCAACATCAATGATAGAAGCATGGCAACAATTTAAAAAAGAGATATGGCAGAAGAGTACAAATTAAAAATGACTGCTGACACTTCTGAGGTGGTTGAGGACATCAAAGACGTAAAGGAAGAAATTAAAGAAGCATCAGAAGAGCAGACTATATTCTCAAAAGCTACTGACAAACTTAAAGATGCGTTTAAGTCTTTAAAGGGTGGAGTTAAGATTGTTATAAACTCTTTTAAAACTTTAAAGGGTGCTATTGCTGCGACAGGGATTGGATTGCTTGTTATAGCTTTAGGTTCTTTGGTTGCATTCTTTACAAAGACACAAAAGGGTGTTGATTTACTTGACCAAGCAATGGCAGGTCTAGGTGCAGCAGTTGATGTTATTATAGATAGGATTTCGAGCTTTGGCGATAGTATTACAAAGTTCTTTAGTGGAGATTTTTCAGGTGCAGTTGAGGGAATGACAAAGACGTTTTCTGGCTTAGGAGATGAGATTGTAAGAGAAGCAAAAGCAGCAGCAGGTTTAGAGAAAACTTTGCAGAGCTTGATTGATATGGAACGAGAGTTTTCAGTTCAGAAAGCTAAGAACAATGTTATCATTAGAGAGGCAGAAGCATTAGCAGCAGACCAAAACGCATCTTTAGACTTAAGAGTTACTAAGTTAAAAGAGGCAATGGCTTTGATTGAAGAACAAGCTCTTGAAGAAGAAAGGATTGCAAAATTAAACTTAGATACAATACTTGCAAAGAATGCTCTAGGAGAAAGTACAAGAGAGGACATGCAAAAGGAAGCTGATGCAGAGATTGCATTGATAAATATTAGAGCAGAGGCAGCAGATAGGAGAAAGGCTTTAATAGGGCAATTACAATCTTTAAATGGGCAGCTACAAATACAGGAACAAGAGCAGGCATTTGCAAAAGTAAAGAATGAGGAGATGACAAATGCAATAATTTTGGAAAACTCTAAAACTTTAAATCAATTAAAAGTAGAAGATGCAGAGCAAACGAACCTTAAGCTGATAGATTCAAGGCAAGAGTTAAACGATGCTTTACTAGATTCTGAAAAGGAATTAAGCAAAGATGAGCAGCTACTAAGAAAGTCAAACACAGAGTCCCAACTACAAGCAGGTGCACAATTAGCAGGTGCATTGTCAAGTCTTGCAGGAGATAACAAAGAGCTTGCAGTTGCATCAGCAATCATAGATACTTATGTAGGTGCAAACAAGGCATTTGCTCAAGGTGGTGTTGCAGGTTTTATAACAGGTGCAGCAGTTATTGCAGCAGGTTTAGCAAATGTTAGAAACATAATGCAAACTGAGGTCAAAGGTTCAGGAGGTGGTGCATCAGCATCAATACCAAACGCATCTCCAATAGGCAATACAATAGGGCAAGCAATACCTGTAAATGCTAACCTAAATGATTTAGTTAATCAAGGAAACGATGCACCGCCTGTACAAGCCTATGTAATTTCACAAGAGGTAACAGATTCACAAGAAGCAGATTTATACATTAAAACTCAAACAGTACTATAATGAAAAAGAAAGACGAAGAGAAGCGTAAAAAAAAGAAATACGACAAAATGAAATTAGTTGAGTTCGTACTTAACGAGAACGATGCAGATGTTGGTGTCTTTGCTATTAGCTTAGTAGAAGACCCGGCGATAGAAGAAAACTTTATGTATTTCTCTAGATCTGGAAAGCCTCAAAAGTTTGCAACGTTAAGCGATGAGAAACGCATTGTCATGGGTGCAGTAATGATTCCTGACATGCCTATATTAAGAGTTGATGCAGAGGGCGAGAAGTATAATTGCTTCTTTAGTAAGGAAACGATACGCAGAGTTGAGGAGCTTTACATGATTAATAGCAAACATCAATCTGCAACTTTAGGTCATGAGAGAGCAGTTAACGGAGTTACCACAATCGAAACTTGGATTGTAGAAGATTCAAAGATTGACAAGTCTGCATTGCATGGGTTCAATTATCCTGTTGGAACTTGGGTTGCTTGCATGAAGATTGAGAACGAAGATGTTTGGAGCAACTATATAAAAGAGGGCGAGGTTAAAGGTTTCTCTATTGAGGGCTACTTTGATACTAAAGAATCTGAGGGCATTAAAATGGAGAAAGAAGATGTATTAAGTAAGCTCAGACAAATCATCAAGGATAGCGAAAATAAAACAAACAAAAAGTAAACCTATTTAATAGAATAGAAACAAACCCTAGAAAATGGAAGCATTAGACAAAATCAAAGAAATTTTGGGTATGGTAGAAGTGGTAAGCGAAAACGAACCTACACCTGCTGAATTATCTGAAGCAAAAGAACATTTAAAATTCGAGGAAGCAACTCTTGAAGATGGTACTATAATTAGTGCTGATTCATTTGATATTGGTAACGAGGTGTTTATCGTTGTAGAAGATGAGCGTCAACCAATGCCTATTGGAGAGTATGTTTTTGCTGATGGTACTTTGCTAGTAGTAGAGGAAGAGGGAATTATTGCTCGTATCGGAATACCTGAAGAAGAGGTTGTTGAGGAAGTAGTTGAGGATTCAAAAACTGAAGAACTTAGCGAAACTAACACCGAAACAAAAGATGCATTAGTGCAAGCGATTGGAGTACTAGAAAATTTAGTACAAGAGTTTGCAAGCATTAAAGAAGAGTTCAATACTTTGAAAACTGCAAAAGAAGAGGCAGTTGCTAAAGTTGAGGAGTTCGAGAAAGTAGGCGAGGAAATAACACCAAGTCCAGAGGGAAAAACATCAGGAACTAAATCAATGGTTGAGTTTTCTAAGTTATCCCCACAAGAAAGAGTTCAATATTTAATTAATAAAAACCAAAATATTTAAGACATGCCAAATGATACTTACACAAAACTGTACGCAGGTAAAGCTGCTGCAGGATTTATGTCAGCATCTCTACTAAGTGGAGAGACATTAGCAAAAGGTTACTTAACTGTGTTACCAAACGTAGCATTCAAAGTAAACCTAAACAATTTTAATTTAGATGCAGCAGCAGTAGCAGATGCAACTTGTGACTTTACAAGTGCTGGAGATGTTACTTACGTTGAGAAAGCTCTTGCACCAAAGCGTTTACAAGTAAACAGAGCATTGTGTAAAAACGATTGGCTTTCAACTTGGGCAGGTGCAAACATGAGAGCAGGTTTAGATGGTACTTTACAATCTGACTTCGCAACTTACTTAATCTCTTATGCAGGTTCTTTAGTAGGGCAGCAAGTAGAGAAGTCAATTTGGCAAGGTGCAGCAGCAACAGGTGGAGAGTTTGATGGATTCCAAGCGTTACTTACTGCCGATGGTGGTGCAGATGTAGCAGCAGTTGGTGGTGGTATCAATGCAGGAAACGTAATTGCTGAAATTGGTAAAGTTCGTGATGGAATTGCAGACGCAGTTTACGGACAAGATGACTTATGTATCTTTATGGGTACGGCAGCATTCAAATCTTACATCTCAGCACAAGCAGCTTTAGGTTACTTAAACCAATACCATGCAGGTGTAACTGAGTCAAACTTTGAGGGTATTCCAATTAAGTGGTGTCCAGGTATGGCAGCTAACGTAATGGTAGCAGGTCGTAAATCTAACTTGTTCTTTGCAACAGATTTAGAGGGAGATATGACTGAGGTCAAGCTATTAGACCAAACTATGGTTGATGGTTCAGATAATGTTAATCTAGTAATGAAGTTCAATGCAGGTGTAGGTTACTCTACTCGTGCAGACATCGTTCTTTACGCATAATTCGTTAAGGTATGGCATGTGCATTATTAAATGGTAGAGGCTTAGAGTGTAGAGAAGCAGTAGGTGGTTTAAGAAACGTCTATTTTGCTAATCATGATACACTTGGAGCTTATACAGTAGACTCAGACGGACAGTTAACTGCCGTTGCAGGTACAACAAATGTATTCAAATATGCCTTGAACCCTCAAAGCTCTGAATATACTGAAACTATTACTGTGTCTGAGGACAATGGTACAGTATTTTATGAGCAAGTAACTACACTAATGTTACCAAATTTAAGCAAGGCAGCACTTTCTGCTCTTCGCTTATTGACACAAGGTCGCTTTCAAATCTTCACAGAGGATAATAACATAATTGAAAGTAAAGGATTTGGAAATTGTTATTTAGTAGGTGCTTACAATGGTGCTACTGTTACAGGTGGAACTGTTGCTTTGGGTAAAGCTCTTGGCGATATGAGTGGCTATACATTGACGATAACATCTAGGGAAAAAAGGTCAGCTCTAATTATTGAAGAGGGAGCTACTACAATATTTGATGCTCTTGGTAGTATTACAGTTGTAGATTCATAGATCTGGTATATAATATTAGAACCCTTGCAGAGATGTGAGGGTTTTTTTTGCTCTATACTAAAACAAAACAGGTAGTTTACTATTTATTAATATACTTAAAAAACAAGATTATGCCACAGAATACAATAGTAAGACAAGCAGCAACTGCATCAGTAGTAACACCAAGCGATGCAACTGCAATAGTTGGAGCATCTTTTAATTCTCCAGCTGCATTATTTGTAGGTACAGGAGGAGATATAAACGTTATCACTTTAGGTGGCTCTACTGTCTTATTAAAGAACATAGCAAACGGAACATTTTTACCTGTTCAAGTTACGCATGTAAAAGCAACTGATACAACTGCAACTGATATAGTAGCTTTATTTTAAAATAGGGCTATATGTTAGTAAACATTATACAAAATACAATAAGCAGCTTTATAAGTGCAGGGGTTGCAGCAGCATCTGTTATCACAACCAATCTAAAGATGTGGCTTGGATTTGAAACGAGCGAAACATTAGGTAGGGAGGAATTTGTTGATGGTAATTTTCCTTTACCAAATGTAAATTGGATTTTTCAAAGTTCCGCTTGGAGTATTAACAATAATAAGGCGTTGTATGATGATACTGCAATATCTTATATAAGTCAAAGTGGGCTAACTATAATTGCAGGTAAGACGTATCAAGTGTCATTTGACATTGAGGATAGCTCAGGACAGTCAAGGATGCAAATAAGCAATCAAGCTGCAAGCGAGGTATATTCTCCTTACACTTATAGAGCAAATGATTCCTATGTAGTTACGTTTACATCTTCGACAAATCAAAGTACTCTTGCTTTTAAAGGACATACTAACGGAACTTCTTTTTCTCTTAGTAACGTATCTTTAAAAGAAATAACCCAAATCACACCTGACAAATCGGGTAACAATAATGTAGGCGAGTTGTTTACAGGTAAGGCGATTGAGCTTGATGGGCTAAATGATGAAATTGATTTTGGAACTGCACAAATACCTATCAAAACTATTAGTTTTTGGATAAAACCTTTATCTGTAAGTAATGAGGGGTTATTTTATTTAGGTTTGTCTAGTTTTCCACAATTTAGACAAATATCTATTACAAGTGGTAACATATCAGCAACAAGTTATTTTACTAACTTCACTCCTTATGTAAATAATATTCAAACTTCAGCAGTAACACAAGATGTTTGGCAAAGAGTTGTATTAACTTTTGATGAATGGATAACAACGACTTTACAAATAGGTAAAGTTTATAGTAGTGTTTATGGTCATTTTGCTATTTCTGATGTTCAATTTTATAATGAAACTTGGTCAGCCGATGACATCGCATACGATTATGCAAACCCAAATAAACTTGCAATAGATAACCCTAGTACGAATTTAGTCGTTACAAACTTAAAAGGTTATTGGGCGATGAGTGAGGGCGATGGTAAATTAGCTTATGATAGTGGAACTAATTTGGAAGAGGAAGATGTTGTTAATGGAGATTTTGCTACTGATTCTGATTGGTCAAAGGGTACAGGTTGGGATATTGATGTAGTTAATAATAAGGCTACTTGTGATGGCACACAAACAACCAATTCTAATTTATCACAAGTTGTTTATACGCCAGGTAAAGTATATAAAACTATAATTACAGTTGATTCGGTAGATGCAGGTTCTTTAGGGATTTTTACAGGTACTTCAAATTCTCAGCTTACTATAACTGAAGCAGATACTTACACTATAATTATTGAGGCATCAACATCAGATACAATTTATATTCAAGCGAATGAGTTTTTTGATGGCTCTATATCTAACGTATCAGTTCGAGAAGTAACCGCATCCAACCACGGAGGTTTGATTCTTGGAGCTGACTACGTTGATGCTCAACCAAGAATACCACAACTAGGTATGCAGAATTGGAGTAAGGGAAGTAATTTGTTTCCTTATAGTGAGGATTTTACTGAGTGGGTAATTGCCCCAACCACATCACAAGTGTTGTTAGCAGCAAGCGAAGCAGCTCCTTACGGACAAGGCGATGTTTATTCAATTACAATGCAAGCATCAGAAAGCGATGCTTATATTAGATATGCAACTACTAACGCAACTTTAACATCTTCAACACATTCTGTTTGGGTTAAACAAGCTCCAACAGGAAGTGCAACACATATTAGAATAACAAACAACAATAGGGCTGCTTGGAATACAGGAACAAGTGAAAAAATAGCGTTAACAAGTATTTGGCAAAGATTAGAGACAACTGATGCAATTACAGGTAACAGGTTTACAATAATTGGTTCAGCCGATGCAAGTGGTACTCAAGATTCCGATTGTCTCGGTAAGGCTCTTATTTATGGGGCTCAATTAGTTGAGGGTTCGTCAGCAGGTGTTTACAGATTTACAGACGGAGCAGCAACATCGAACTCAATTGTTATAGCTAACCCAACTATACCAACACAGGACATCTTCGGTAACGCAGTTCGAGATAGATTGAACTCGTTTAATTTAGACGGAAGTGGTTATGCTGAGGTGGCTGATGATACTGATTTAGATTTTGGTACAGGTGCTTTTTCTTTTGATGGATGGGCTAAGTATGCTTTTGTAAACCAAGGAAGTTCTTTGAATACTATTTACACACACTTAGAAGATAGTGCAAATACAAGTGCAGGATTTTCTTTAAACACAGAAACAGGTGGCAAAATATCTGCTTGGTTTGGTGGAGTAGAACTTGAACTTTCAGCAGGGCTAAGTGAAGGAGATTGGTTTTATTTTGCATTAACTAGGGATGCAAGTGGTAATGTAAAACTTTACGCATCAACTGATTTAGAAAATCCTGCTACAACTACACAAAATCCGATACTTACTATAACAAACGCAGCTAATAAACGAGTGGGTGGAGATGCAACGAGTATTCCTAACAATGGATTTTCAAGACATTATCATAACTTAATTAGCGATGTAAGACTTTATGATGCAGAATTATCAGCAACAGAAGTAGAAAACAATTATAACGCAGGTTTATCTGCACATACAAATTAATTATGAGAGGAAACGTTTATTTATCTCTTGATACAAAGACTTTTAAAGGATTGATTCCAGAAGAGTTAATGAAAACCTACGGAATACCACAATATGACGAGGAGGGTGTTCAAAATGGTGTCATTAAACCAACCTTCAAAGAGCTTGGAGAGTACAATCGTAGAAAGTTTGGTGCTAACCCTGTTGTGAAAATTGGTAAGGTTAAATTTCATATAATTGAACTCGAGGCTAGTTGGGTAAGTGGAGAGCTTTCTGCATTGCTTGAATTAGGTAAGGGTAAGGAATATCCAAACAACTGCTTAATGACACGAACAGAAGCAGCTGAATTTATTAGAGATAACTCAGACGATTCAATAATATGATATATTTTGATAAACTTAAAGTCAAGAGTAAAACTGTTTACAAAATTACACATGTAGATGGAGACTTTATTGCTATTACAAAGTATTTTGACATGCACAAAGATGCAGAGCAGTTTGCTGATTGGTATGCTAAAAAAAGAGATTGTGAGGTTCACAAATCGTTTAAAGTAAAAAAGAAAAAGTAAATGGAGCATTGGCTACAAAGTGTTGCGATAAATAAATTGTCTTTAAATATCTACAATCAATGTGTAGATGCTGAGGGTAATTACTTTTTGATTGGTGTAATAGATGACCAAACAAGAGTTGCAACATACGGAGTAATTTCTCCTGTTGCCAGATCGCAAAGAGCAATAAGATTTGATGTACCAACAAACGCAGCTCCATTTAATGCATTAAAGACAAACTCATTTTACAATGTTGTTGTATATGAGCAAACGAATGATACAAATACAAGTCCAACAGATGCCGTTGTACTTGGTTTACGATGGGAGGGTACAATGATAATAGATGCAGATAGTGAGGTTACATTTACTGAGTATGCAAACCCAACTGCAAGGAATTACGTTTACTATAACACAGAAGATTAAGCAGCATGATAAATTTAGTACAAATGGCTTCCTATACTACTCCAAAGATTGAGGAGAACCCTGCAAGGGAGTGGGTAGAATATGGGCGAGATAACAACTACTATCAATTCTTAATAGATAGGTTCAATGGTAGTGCAGTAAACAATGCTATTATTACAGGTATAGGAGAGATGATTTATGGTCAAGGTCTTGATGCAACAGATGCAGACAAAAGACCATTAGACTATGCTAAAATGAAGCTCATATTTAGAGATGAAGATATACGAAAAGTATCTTTGGATTTAAAGTTACTAGGTCAATCTGCGTTTAATATAGTTTGGAACAAGGGTAAGACTGAAATTAAGAAAGCAAAGCATATTCCAATACAAAACTTAAGACCAGAAAAGGCAGTTGATGGAAAGATACAAGCATATTACTACTCAGATGATTGGTCGCAGTTCAGAAAAGACAAGTTTAAGCCTATTAGAATAGATGCTTTTGATGGGAAGCGTAAGTCAAGCGATAGCCAAATCATGGTTATACATCCTTACTCGCCTGGCTTCTTTTATTTCTCTCCTGTTGACTATCAAGGTTCTTTACAATGGAGTGAGATAGATGAGGAGATAGGAAACTATCACTTGACAAACATTCAGCAGGGGTTTGCACCTAGCATGATGGTAAACTTTAACAATGGTACACCTACAAAAGAGGAACAAGATGCTATTGAGAGAAAGATAACGCAGAAGTTTACGAGTACTAGTGGTAAAAAGTTTGTTTTATCGTTTAACGATAATCAACAACAAGCTACAACGATAGACCAAATACCTATCTCGGAAGCAGCAGAGCAATACAAGTTCTTATCTGAGGAATGCACAAAGAAAATTTTAGTTGGGCATAGAGTTACATCTCCAATGTTGTTTGGTATTAAAGACAAGACAGGTTTAGGTAACAACGCAGAGGAGATAAAAGTTGCATCTCAGCTATTTGATAACACAGTTATAAAGCCAAAGCAAAACATAATCATTGATGCGATTGATGAGGTGCTTGCAGTTAATGGTATTCACTTAGATGTTTACTTTAAGACATTGCAGCCAATTGAATTTGCAGAGGATTTAGCAGACTTAGACGAGGAAACAAGAGAAAAGGAAACAGGTGTTAAGATGAGTGCTTGTAAGCATGACGATAGACCATTCCTTGACGATGCTAAGTCTGAAACATTACTCGAAGAGCTTAAGATTTACGGAGAGGTAAACGATGAGGAGGAATACGAGTTGATGAGTGAGGAGTTAGTCGACACAACAAACCCTGATTTTCACAAAGAGTTTGAGGGTTTTGATAGACAACCAAATGATTCCGATGCAAAGGCAGGAGAAAAGTCTAAATGGGGAGATAAGGGTTTGTATAAAGTAAGGTATGCATACGCAAAGACTACAACTAAACAAGCAAAAAACCCAAGCAGACCATTCTGTACTGAAATGATAATGATGGCTAATTCTGGCATTGAGTTCAGATACGAGGACATTAAAAAAATGGGTAGAGCAGGAGTAAATGGGCAGTTTGCACCAAAAGGCTCTAGCACATACGATTTGTTTACTTGGAAAGGTGGGGTTTATTGTTATCATGGTTGGATGAGAAGAATCTACTTTAGAAAGCAAGTAAAAGGTAAGTTCTTACCAAACAAAGGTCTTGACAATGAGAAGCGAGTTGGTAACAATCCTTATGTAAAGCAGAAAGGAACGGAAGCAGTTGCACCGATAACAACACCGAATAGAGGAAGTTTAAAAAATAGATAATGGCAACAGTTTTATTCATATCACAGGACAGGTTGAAAACATCAACTGCTCTAAATTATAACATCGATACGGAGTATTTGCTTCCATTCGTTAAAATTTCACAAGACAAGCATTTGCAAGCTATCTTGGGAACTAAGTTATATGAGAAGTTAGAAGCAGAGATACAGGCAGGAACTTTAGCAGGTGCTTATAAAACTTTAGTTGATGACTATATACAAGATGCTTTAGTGCATTATGCTATTGTTGAAGCGTTGCCGTTTATTTCCTATAAAATTGCAAATGGTTCGATTACTCAAAAGAATAGTGAGAACGGAACTGCTGCAACTAAAAACGATGTTGATTGGTTGATACGTAAACAAATGGATTCTGCAGAGTTTTATGGGCAGAGAATAATAGACTATTTGATTTACAAGACAAGCTCATTTCCTGAGTATTCTTCAAACTCAAATGCAGATATAGACCCAATAGGTAACGCATACAATCCTGGCATTAAAATAGATTAATGGGTTACAAGCCAAAGAAAACAAATATCAAAAAGCTAAAGACGTATTTGGCTAAAATTAAAATCAATGAACGAAAAAATTGATACAGTCATATTTAATGGAATTAACTTTGGTGCATTAGGTGTTACATTTATCGGAGTTGAGCAAGTTTTAACTATCTTAGTTCTTGTAAGTGCATTGTTGTATAACATTAAGAAATTAACAAGAGATGAATCCTAGATTTTTTATAAAGGAAGAGTTTACCTGTGATGGGAAAAATTGCTTTGATAAGATTAATAAGAAGTCTTTAGAGCGTTTAGATCTGGCAAGAGAGTTTGCTGATGTACCTTTTACAATAACAAGCTCTTGGAGAAGCAAAGCACATAATATGGAAGTCGGAGGAAAACCAAATTCAGCACATTTAAGAGGAACTGCATTTGATATTTCCTGTATGAGTTCATACCAAAGAATGCAAATTGTGAGAGGCTTGCTTGATGCAGGATTTACACGCATTGGAATAGCTAAATCTTTTATTCATGCTGATGACGATGCAGAATCGCCACAACAAGTAATGTGGTTGTACTGATGAGTTGGGAATTATCAATAGGATTTTACACAGGAATACTCTTGGGAGTTTACACCAAGCGTTACGATGATGGGATTGCCCATTATTTATATTTACCTTTTTGTTTCATTTGTTTAGACTTTTATTATGATTGATTTTATTGCCCAAAATTGGGGAGAGCTTACAATCGGTTTGTTGGCTTTTATTAAGGTTGTTGTTAATCTTACACCAACGGAAAAAGATAATGCAGTATTCGGAAGATTAGATACTATAATCAACTTGTTTATATACGATAAGATTAAATGAGTTCACTAACTACAACTTTGATATTATCAATACCTGTTTGTTTATTTTATTATTTAAAATGGCTTTATAAAGATGAGAGCAATAGCGAAAGCAGTCGGCAAGATTAGTGAAGTCTTCCAAGAAGGACAACGTCAAAAGAAGTGGAGTGCAAAGCGTTCAGTAAGTGGAGTGCTAGTTACGGCAGCAGTTTCAGACATGGCAGCAAATGGATTAACGGAGCTTAACGTCATGTTAAGTTTTATTGCTATCTTGCCATTATGTTTCACTGTATTCTCTAAAGCATGACAAAGAAAAAAGATGGTTGGAATCGTATGAGGTTAAAACCTAGTGAGATTGAACTAATCAAAAAGCACAGAGCAAACACCTTAGAAAACATCAATGACAATTCAGCTCTTGATTTACATTTACAAGAGCGAGGGATTGACAAAAAAGACGTTGTTTCTGTCAAGCATTGGCAAAACATGGGTGGGGAACTTAGGTTCTCAGTTGTTACAAAGGAAGATTCTGGCATTGATGAAGATGGCATATTTAGTAGGCTCAATACATTCATTGAAAACCATGCACCAACCTATCCAAAAATCAAACACAAAGCAGGTCGGCATCTATTAGTAATCAATCCTGCTGATATTCATATAGGCAAATACGCAAACGCAGAGGAAACAGGAGAAGATTACAACATTCCTATTGCAGTATCTAGAGTTATTGAGGGAGTGCAAGGTTTGATACAAAAATCAAAAGGCTTTGAGATTGATAGGGTTTTATTCTGCATAGGAAACGATATACTGCATGTAGATAATGTATATAACACCACAACAAAAGGAACACCACAAGATTGCGATGGCAAATGGTGGGAACATTACGAGATAGCATTGCAGCTCTATGTTAAATGCGTAGAGATGCTGAGAGAAGTTGCACCTGTTGACTGCGTACACTCAATGAGCAATCATGACTATCAAAGTGGATTTCATTTGGCACATGCTTTAAAGGCTTGGTTCAGGAATACAAAAGACGTTTCAGTTGATGCAGGAGTTGCACATCGAAAGTATTATAAGTACGGAATTAATTTAATAGGCTTAGAGCATGGCGATGGTGCTAAAATGGATAATTTACCATTGTTAATGGCACAAGAAAGACCAGATCTATGGGCAGCAACTAAATATAGATATTGGTATTTACACCATCTACATCACAAAGTGAAACATAAATGGAGAGATGCAAAGGATTTCATCGGAGTAACTGTCGAGTATTTAAGAAGTCCAAGTGCAGCAGATTCATGGCATTCAAGAAAAGGGTTTACAGGCTCTTCAAAAGCAGTAGAAGCGTTTGTACATGAGTTCGATAGAGGACAAGTCGCAAGGCTAACACATTTTTTTTAACAACACAATCCCCCCAAAATTAAGGCTTACAGAGATGTAGGTCTTTTTTTTGCAAATTATTTTAATATTATAGTTGGTATTCTTAAAATATATTATATATTTGTCAAAGACAAGCGATAATAATAACAACTAAAAAACAAGATTATGACAATTTCAAATTCAACAGACAGTAAAAGAGTAAACATAATTACAGATAATGGTTATGGCGATTCAATATTTAGAGCTTTTTTTGTGCAGGTTTACAATGGACAAGAGCAAGTTTTAGATACAAAAGAATATAAATCTTTAAAAATGGCTCAAAAATGGGCAGCAAAAAAATTAAACTAATAGGATCGTAATGCTCCTTTAACCCTAAAGACAAAACAATGAAAGTAACAGTTGACACATCAGACAAGACCACAGTTTACACAGGAGGCGAATATCCTGTCGGTCATATTACACAAGTAGTTAAGCAGTATGTTATGAAGCAAGAACTTGCTGACAACCTACTCAAGAACATGAAAGCTCGCATTAAGGAATTAGAGAACGAGCAAGGCAATGGCGATTTAGTTTATGAGTTGAAGATGCAGTTGCACAAAATAGGTGCATGGTATGAACCTGAATCAGTTTGGGCTGATGATTACACAGGTGTTCCAGAAGTTGATATGCAACTTAGACATGCACCTTGTCAAAAACTAGGTTCTAGGAGTTTATAAAATTTTTTATATATTTGACAAAACAAAAACAAAACGACATGACAAATTTATCAGCACAAGACAGAGTAAGACTTGACTATTTAGAGCAAGCATTGACAGAACATTTAAAACTAGAGAAGTTTATTTTAGATGAGGGTTTGTACTTTACTGCAAATGTTAATCTTGCTAAAGTTAAGGTAGCTTTAGAATCAGAAATTGAAAACTACAAAACAAAATAAGATGGGAAAGTTAAAAGAATTTTTTTTAGGAAGCAGAGAGCAGCAAATTGATTTTGCAGCTATGAATGCAATAGAGTTAAGTTTAGATGAGGAAAGACAATACTACTTATCTAAAGAGTGGAGCGATGGCAAAAGAAGTCCATTGAACGAAACAATTAAAGAGTGGGAACATTTAGACAAACCAAGTAAACAACAATAAGATGAATAAAGACAAACTAAACGAATTGTACAAGAAGAACGGATTGACTGCTGACGATGTATTCAAGCATAAGTTCTACACAATTATCTCTAGATCTGGAATCGATAAGATACAAGCCAATAACAACATTGAGATTGATTACCAACTGCTGCACAACTCAGGAGATAACAAATGTATTATCATTAAGGCAACGGCAAAGAGTGGCGATAAGGTAATTCAAACATTTGGCGAATCAGCTCCAAACAACACATCAAATGCTTATCCTGTTGCAATGGCTGAGAAGCGTGCAATGAGCAGAGCAGTTCTAAAGCTAACAGGCTTTTATGAGCTTGGGCATTTTGGAGAAGATGAAGCTGATGATTTTAAAAGAAAATAGACATGAAAAACGAAACAGGAAGAGGTTGGAATCCAACCACAAATTTACAAGAGGTGTTATTGAATACCTACAAAACAAAGGCAACAATTGGTACTGCTTTAAAGCTATCACAACCGACATTGAATGTTCTACTTAAAGATGAGAGAAAGATTACATTTAGTCAGTTGGTGCAGATTAGCAACGATTCTAAAATAAGTTTAATCAAATTAATAAAACTATTGTAATGTTTAAAGAAGATAAATTTGAGTATTTAGTTGAGGAGGCTGCAAAGCTAAACAAGACTAACACAAAGAATATAATGAGTACAAACAGGCAACGATTTATTGTCGAAGCTCGAAATATGATTTATGCATTCCTTTCTGAAAATCATTGGGGATGCACAAAGATAGGGAGAGCATTTGGTAAGAACCATGCTTCGGTAATTCATGGGTGCAGGAATCATGAGAACGATTACAAAACTCTACACTACTATAAAAAGACATATGACAAGTTAATTCTTATCATGGCTGAAAATACAGACATGAATGAGGTTGTAAAGTTACGAGCAAAGCAAAGAGCAAAGGATGAACTCGAAAACTTGCAGAATGAGAATGCCAGACTTAAGGAGAAGATTTACGATTTAAAAGAAAAGACCAAAAAAGTATTACAGGCACACAATGAATCAACTATGTTAACCCAAAAATTACATATATTATGCAGCTAAAAGGAACAATCCTTAAAATTAAAGATGTACAAGTTATATCTGACAAATTCAAGAAGCAAGAGGTTATCTTGAAACAAGCCGATACAGAGTACGATGCAGATGTTCCGATAGAGTTTATGCAGGATAAAGGAATAGCTCTTGTAAAGGGCTTAAAAGTAGGTCAGAACTACGAGATTAGTATTAACATAAGTGGTAGAGAATGGAAGGACAGACATTTTGTGAGTTTAAAAGCTTGGAAAGTTGAAAAATTAGAGGGTTTCGAGTCTGAACAACCAACATCTTCAGCAGAAGATTCAATGCCATTTTAAATGAGAGGAGCGTAATGCTCCTTTTTTTTTACCTTTGACAAAACAAAACTATGGAACAACCAAATTATTACTCAATATTGACTGCATCGGTTAGGTATGACAAAGACTTAACACCAAATGCCAAGCTCCTGTACTCAGAGATTACTGCATTATCTAACAAGAAAGGTAAATGTTGGGCAAGCAATGGATACTTTGCAGGTCTTTACAATGTATCAAATACATCAATCTCTAAATGGATAAAGCAATTAGCAGATAAAAAGTACATTCATGTGCAAATGCTTTACATTTCTGGAACTAAGCAGATTGATAAGCGAATTATATCAGTTACCCCTATTAAAGAAAAGTTAAACACCCCTATAAGAAAAGTTAAGGGGGGTATTGAAGAAATGTTGCCTACCCCTATTGAAGATAAGTTAAAGGATAATACTACAAGTATTAATACTACAAGAACTAATAGAGATGGTAAACCATCTTCTCTCTCGATCGTTGAAGATTATTTTAGATTAAAAAACTTTGATTTAAGCGAGGCAATTAATTTCTTTGAGTATTACGAAAGCAATGGTTGGAAAGTGGGCAGAAACGCGATGAAAAAGTGGAAGCTCGCAGCAAATAGATGGATAAGGAATGCCAAGCCAAAGAAAAAAGGATTGAGCGAGGAATACTTCGGCGATTTGATGTCAAATAAAAATTTACTAGATTAGCGGAATGGAAATAGGAAAACAACCGACAGAACAATTACTTGACTTTTGCTTTAAGACTTTAAACAAAGCATTGTTTGAGATGAGTCAGAACAAAGCTGAGTCAGACAGGAAAGTATTAGCAAACATTTTAATGAACGATTTAAACGATAAGTTTTTTAGATTGACTGCTGCTGATGTTACTCAGGCATTTCACAAAGGAGTGAGAGAGGGAGAGCAGCTTGCAATCAATCCAAGAACATGGTTTAATTGGCTAAACAAACAAAAGATGAAAACTAACAAATTAAGGATTGAGCAGTCGCAAGATGGCGAACGATTACTAATAGAATCGAATGCTCAGAACATAGACAAAGACGAGGTGCTTAAGGAGTTCCTAGAGCTTTGTGTTATAGAACCATTTGAAGAGCATTGCAAAGGGGAGGATATTACTTTCCAAGGAATTAACCAAGCATTCCAATGGCTAGAGCTTAACAACTTTATTGTGCTAACAACAAAGGACAAAGAGCAAATGTGGGAAGAGGTGCAGGAGGAGATAGTTGCAAGGAAAAAGTTTGTTCACAATAAACGCAAACAATTCCATCCTGTAATAATGTGCAGAGAGAAAGCCTTAAGGATGCATTTCGGTAAGTGGAAGAAAGCAAAGAAAAACCTAAGAAAAGAAATATATAAAATACTAGACAATGGATAAGAGGATAAGCGAGTTATTAGAACTTAATGCATCTCATGTTGCAAACTCTGGCACAGGAAGCAAGAAAGATATTGGAGGAGAGAAAGAAGTTGCAAAGGCTTGGAAAGAGATACAAAAAGATATTAAGAAAATAGACAAAGAGTTTTACGAAATAATTAAAGAGCAATGACAATAACAAACGAAGATAACATGCAGTTAATGGCTAGGTACGAGGACAACTATTTCGATTTAGCTATTGTAGACCCTCCTTATGGTATTGGAGCAGATAAAGCACAAAATTCAGCAGCATTAAGTAGAAAAAAAGCAAACAATAAAAGCAAAGCTGGTAGAGGATGGAAAGAATATAAGGTTACTGATTGGGATAACGAAACACCTAATGAAGAATATTTTAAAGAATTATTTAGAGTAAGTAAAAAGCAAATTATATGGGGTGGTAATTATTTTCCTTTTATATGGAGTTATTCTAATAGCTTTTTAATTTGGAATAAAATGCAAAGAGATTTTAGTTTAGCAGATGGAGAGCTGGCTTGGTATTCTGAAACACAAAAAGCAATGAGAACTTTTGACTTTAGTAGAGGTGGTGCTTTAGCAGATAATAATAGAAATGGTGGTAGATTTCATCCAACACAAAAGCCTGTTAAATTATATGAGTGGCTTTTAATGAACTACGCTAAAGAGGGCGATAAAATACTAGACACTCATTTAGGTAGTGGCTCAATAGCAATAGCTTGCCATAACTTAGGATATGACTTAACTGCTTGTGAATTAGACAAAGACTATTACGAAGCATCAATGAAAAGAATTAATCAGCATAAAGCACAATTAAGGATAATATGAAATACGTTAAATTTGATACATTTTGGTTGATGTTTGGATTTACTCCTCCAGAAATGCCAAGAGGTAAAGACAAAAGAAAATGAAAGCAGTAGAGGACAAACTACAAACTGCTATTGTTTCCTATTTAAAGATGGAATATAGAGCTTTGTATTGTGCATCTTTAGGAGGGCAATATCAAAAGTATCATTCGCAAAGGCTCAAAGCCAAGAGGACAGGATATGTTGCAGGTTTCCCAGATTTATTTATCTATGAAGCAAGAAACGGATTTAATGGTTTAGCGATAGAGCTTAAGGTAAAAGGCAATTATGCAAGCCCATCTCAAAAGGCATGGATTGTAAACCTTAACAATAGAGGTTACCTTGCAAAAGTTTGCACAGGCTTTGACGATGCAAAAGAAACAATTGATAACTATTTTAAACAAGATTAAACATGGTACAAAACGTCATAATAATTGCAACAACTGCAATAGCATTAACAGTAATTGTAGAATCATTTAACAAAAAGTAATGAGCGAAGACGAAAAGAAACGCAACGAAGAGATTGCAAAGGAAACATGGGAGAGTTGGATTGTAGACTTAGAAGATAAGGAACAACCTGAAACCTGCTCAATAGATGATGAAGATTGTGAAAATTGTGGCTCATGAGTAGTATAGAAAACAAAGTGTGCAGTAAGATACTTGATAGAGCTGAGGTCGGCAAAAAAAAGTATGGCACAACTATGGAGCGAGTTGACTTAAGTAGCTTAGAATGGCTTATACACGCACAGGAAGAAGCTATGGACTTAACTGTATACCTTGAAAAGTTAATAGGAATTGAACAAGAAATATTATTAGCAAAAAAAATTATAGATGAGAAGTCTAAAAAGTTAATAACTTAATTAGTTAAAATAAAATTGTTACATTTGTAATTCCTAACAATAATTGTCTTGTCATCAGTTGTTTTGTGTGGAGTTGTTAGGTAACACTAGCAGCTCCATTTTTTTTATTTAAAAAGTTATGAGAGGAATAATCAATCAAGTAATACTCA